TATTAACATTATGGACACAGACGCAATATTTCAGGCAGGCGGAAGCTGCGGATTTACTGCTTCAGGTTCAACAACTTTCACACAAAGAACTGTGACTGTTGGAAAAATTAAAGTAAACGAAGCTTTATGTCCAAAAGACTTAGAAGCTAAGTATTTACAAAAGGCTTTACCAACCGGTTCAATTTACGATTCAATTCCTTTTGAGCAAGAATTTGCTGACAAGAAAGCGAAAACAATTGCTGCGCAATTAGAAACTGCAATTTGGCAAGGTGACACTTCAAGTGTTAACGTAAACTTAAACAAATTTGACGGTTTAGTTAAATTAATTGGCGCTGCTTCAGGTGTTGTTGCTGCTAACGCTTCAACTTATATTTCAGGCGCACCTTTGAGTTCAATTACTGCTGCTAACGTAATCAGTATTTTTGACGGTGTTTATTCAGCTATCCCTGCGAAAGTTGTTGCTGCTGACGATATGACTATTTTCTGTGGTCAAGATTTATTCAGAACTTACACAATTGCATTAAAGAACGCTAATAGCTTCCATTATTCAGTTGACGCTAAGGCTGACGGCGAATTCGTTTTACCGGGTACAATGATTAAAGTTGTTGCAGTTGGTGGATTGAACGGAACTAATAAAGTTTACGCTGCACGTTTAAGCAACTTATTTATCGGTACAGACTTATTGAACGAAGAAGAAAAATTTGAAATTTTCTACGCAAAAGAAGCTGACCAAGTACGTTTTGTTTCTGAATTCAAAATGGGTGTGAATATTGCATTCCCTGACGAAACTGTGAAATTCGTATTGGCTTAATTATTCGGGGGGTGAAATATCCCCCCAATTTTTTTAAATTATTAAATTATTCAAAATGGCGTGTGCATTAACACAAGGATATACTTTAGATTGTCGCGATAGTTTAGGCGGTATCGTTGAAGTGTACTTTACTGAAGCTGCCAACGTAACTACAACAACTGAAGCAAGCGGGGTTATAACTGCATTGACTAAGGCTGCGGGGAAACGTTTTTGGAAATATGCTTTGGTAAAAGATACTTCTATGTTCAACCAAACAATGAATGCGTCCGTTGCAAACGGGACTGTATTCTATGCGCAAGAACTTCAGATTGTCCTTAACAAATTACAGACCAATACAAGAAATGAATTATTGTTATTGGCGCAAAATAGCTTAGTTGCAGTTGCAAAAGATAGCAACGGCATTTATTGGTATTTAGGAAAAACACGTGGTATTGATATGACTGCAAATGCAGCTTCAACAGGTACTGCGCAAGGTGACAGAAGTGGTTTCACTTTAACTTTTACGGGTTCTGAACCTGCGTTAGCGCCAAGTGTAACTTCAACTGTTTATAATGCGTTGGAAACACCGGGTGCTTAAAACTTTGTTTTTCATAGGTTTATAGGTTTGCCGCCGTTCCTTAATTGGTTCGGCGGTTTTTTATGTTACAATTTTATATAAATATGTGACAAAGTAAAGCCAAAAGTTTACTTTTAATGTAACAAAGTAAAGGCAAAACTTTACTAAAATGTGTCATAAATTGCACATTTTGATTCATATTTTATACATATAAGTCAAATTTGATTATAATATGCAACTAATTGCATTTTTGGCTATTTATTTATATGATTAGGTTGACGAAAGGACAAACACAAAATATAATATTGACTTTAACCGAAAAGCAATTATTAACAAACCCAAATTATTTATTTGTCTTCACGAATAGAAGCGCAAACACAATAATAAAGTTTGTTAAATTAAATGCAACTGACATAAGCCAATATAAAGACCGTTATAATGAATTTAGCATTGTAACGAACACAAATTTTGGTTCTTCGTTAAATGGTCAATATGTATATCAGGTTTACGAACAGACAAGTACGACAAATACCAACCCAACAGGTTTAAATTTATTAGAAACGGGAATTATGGAATTAGTCGGAACGCCGTTTGAATTTACTGAATATTCAACAACAGACACTTACACAATTAGACAATAATGGATTTACGCGTATTATCATTTGCAGAAGCACGCCAACCTGAATTTAAGGAAAAAAGGGGTGAAGGATATGTTCAGTATGGCGACCGCAACGACTACCCAATTTATTTGGTTGAATTATTTAATAAGTCAGCTAAACACAACGCCATTGTAAAAAGCAAGGTGCATTATATAACCGGCAATGGTTGGAAAGGAAGTGACGCGGCTGAAACTTTTATTAAAAAGGTTAACCGAATGGAATCTTTGGACGATTTAACGCGCAAAGTTTCATTGGATACCGAATTATTTGGTGGATATTATTTGGAAATTATTTGGTCAGTTACCGGGCAATTGGCTGAAATTTGGCATTTAGATTATACGAAAGTTCGTACAAATAAAGATAATACACAGTTTTGGTATAAAGAAGATTGGACTGCACGCGACCAAAAGCCATTAATTTACACGGCATTCAATCCAAACAATCCAACAGGAAAACAAATTTTATATGTTAAGGAATATCGCCCAAATATGGGTATTTATAGTTTACCGGGTTATTTTGGTGCGCTTAACTATATTGAATCAGACATTGAAATTTCTAAGCACGTCTTAGGTAACGCACAAACAGGATTCAGCGCGAGTAAATTAATTACTTTGCCAAATGGTGAACCTTCAGACGACGAAAAGCGTAATATTGAAAAGCGTTTCACAAATAGATTCAGCGGTTCAGACGGTAAAAAGTTTATTTTGGCTTTTGTTAACGATAGCGCAAGAAAACCAATAATTGACGATTTAGGCGCTTCAGATATTACAAAAGAAGATTTTGGACGTGTGGATTCTTTGATTCAAACTAATATATTTAGCGGTCACCAAATTACAACGCCTTCAATATTCGGTATTGCTGAAGCGGGTAAATTAGGCGCACGTTCTGAAATGCGTGACGGTTACGAAATATTTAAAAATACTTACGTTAATAGTAAGCAAATGCATTTGGAAGGCGTATTTAATATGTTAGCCAAATATCGTGGCGTTGCTGAACCTGAATTAAGCATTATTCCAACTGAACCAATTGGTTTTGAATTTACTGAAAACTTATTGAAGGAAATTGCACCGAAGGAATGGTTATTGGAAAAGGCGGGAATTGATATGTCTAAATACCAACCGGCTGAACAAACAGTTCGTGTTGTGCAAGAAGCACAATTTAAAGACGATTTCAGCGCATTTTATGAATTCGGTGAAGCTAAGGAAGGTTTTAATGTTTGGAAGCAAAAAACACGCTTTAATGACGATTCTGAATACCAAATGTTTGCAGACGTTAGCCAATTACAGGTAAACGTATTAGATTTGATTGCAAAAGATAAAAGAATTACGTCTGAAGTATTGGCGACAACGCTTGACCAAAATACAGATACGATTGATATGGTTATTGCTGACTTAATTGATAAAGGATATATTACTTCAAATGAATATACGATTGGTGAAGGAATTGACGGCAATACAATAATTGAACATACTTTGACTGAACCAATTGGCGATATTTTAACAAAAATTCAGCCGCAGACAAAGGAATTATTAATTCGTTATTCTTACGAATGGAAAACAGGGTTTTCAAATAAGGATAAAAAGACAAGCCGACCGTTCTGTGTTGCTTTATTAGACGCAAATAAAATGTATTCACGTTCAGAAATTGAATCAATAAGCGCACGTTTAGGATATTCAGTTTGGGATAGGAAGGGCGGTTGGTACACAGTACCGGGAACAAATGAACACGAGCCAAGTTGCCGTCACCAATGGGTTTCAAACATAGTAACAAGAAAATAAAATGAGCAAAAACACGTTATTTATATCAGTACAGACAATCAAGGACAGAACAGGTTTACACGCTAACGTGGACGAAAAATTGGTTTTGCCTGAAATTAAGACCGCGCAGGATATGTATATTTTGCCGGCTTTGGGTTCAGCTTTGTATAATGAATTACAGGCTGCGGTTGTTGCAAATAGCTTTACGGCTTTACAAACAACTTTATTGGATGATTACCTTGTTGACTGTTTGGTTTATTTTGTTATGTCTGAATTGCCAATGGGTTTATCATATCAGTTCTATAATAAGGGACTTTTGAGAAAATCGGGTGAAAATACTGAAAATCCTTCAATGCAGGATATGATTGACGTTGCTAATAGATACCGCGCACGCGCTGAATTCTATAAACAAAGATTAATAAAATATTTAAAACAAAATAATGCTTCATATCCAAATTATTTAAACTTTGGTTCAGGCATTGATTCAATAAAACCTGACAATGACGGATATACTGTTTCAATGTGGTTGGGCGACAATGGTTGTTGCGGCGACGGTGAAAGCAGAAAAAGCTTTGAAGAACGTTATCAGGGAAATATTGGTTGTTGTTAAAGTATGAGTAAACAAGTAACTATTAAAAACCAAAATAAGCTGAAAGTTTATTTGGAAAAAGCAAAAAAGAATGACATTAAACCAAATAGTCAAAGAACTAACAACGATAGGCAACCAACACGAACAAATTAATTTTGTTTATTTTGGGGACGTTTGGGAACGTCTAAGCAATGGCGAAGTAACTTATCCTGCAATGTTTTTTACGTTGTTAGGTGCAAACTATGCAGCCAAAGAAATCGGTTTTTCATTCAGTCTTTATTTTATGGACAGAATGTTAAGCGAAGAAACAAACGAAACGGAAGTTTTATCGGATATGACACAGGTTGCCGGTGACATAGTCGCACAATTGCGTTATCCAACAGATTATGCAAATGTGACTTGGACATTGAACCAAAATTTACCAATTACTTTTTACACAGAAAGCGACCCCGATTATTTAGCCGGTGTAAAATTAGATATTACGTTGACAGTACCATTTATCAATAACAGGTGCGAAGTACCTTCAAATTATACTTATTAATGGAATCAAAAAAAATTAACCAATTAGCGACAGAACTTGCGCCGGAGTTATCAGATTTGACAATTATTGGCGACCCGACAACAGGAATAAGTAAAAAAATTACGCTTTCACAAATGGCGAATTTATTTACGGGTACAGTTGAAGAATACGCTTCATTGTCGGCGTTCCCTTTGGTTGGTACGGCTGACACAATTTATATTGCGTTAGATACAAACGTAATTTATCGTTGGAATTCAGGGACAAGTTCCTATAATGAATTGTCACCAAATATCGTGACTTCATTGGTATTTAGTGACGCAAATGGATTTGACGGAACGATTAGTTTGGTTGGTTCAACTGCAACACTTTCAATTACAACTGCATTAACTGCGGGTTCAGTTCCTTTTATTGGCGCTTCAGGTGCATTAAGTCAGGATAACGCGAATCATTATTGGGATAATACTAATAAACGTTTGGGTATTAATACAAGTTCACCAACAACTGCATTGGACGTTTTCGGTTCAGGCATTATTGGGCGTATTAATGGAACTTCAACAAATAACGCATTTTTAGGTTTTTCAAGTGCAGGAACTAACAAATGGTCAATTGGCAATGTTCAGTCAGACCATAGATTTCGTATTTATAGTGAAGCAAATACTTCTGAAATTGTTTCAGTTTTACAAACAGGTGAAGTTGGAATTGGTATTGCAAATCCTTTGACAAAACTTCATATTTTTGGCGGTGCAACTGCATTAATTGCAAATTTAGACGCCAATACTTCTGTTGCAAAAAGTATTAGTTATCGTTCCGGCAATAGTTCAAGAATTAATTTAGAAGTTTCAGGAACAGAATCAGGTTCAAATGCAGGTGCAAATTTCTTTTTACGTGCATATTCAGACGCGGGTGCTTTATTAAATACACCTTTAACAATTACACGTGCAACAGGCGCAGCAAGTTTTATCAATAGTTTAAGCGTAAATAATGCAACTAATACTGATGCATTAAATATTGCCGGAACTATGTTTTTGCAAACTTCTGCTGATAATTCAATTGGTGGAAAAATTTATGGTTATAATGATACTTCATTAAATTTATATTCAGGTGGGTTAAAATTTCAAACACGTTTTTTTAATGGTAGTATTTATGTTTATAGAGATGTTGCTGCAATTAATGGATTGGGTTATTTAGGTTTGGGTACTACAACACCGACAGATAGATTGCATCTTTTTGGAACAGGCGTAAATACACAAACAATTATTTGTGAATCAAGTGCATCAGCAGCAAATGCATATATTACTCATAAAAACGCTTTAAAATCTTATACCGCAGGATTAACCGTTGACATAGGTACAAACAATTATATTATTTATGATAATACCTCATCTGCAACAAGATTTTTAATAAGTAGTGCAGGAAATGTTGGAATTGCTAATACTACACCAACTGCCAAATTGGATATAATTGGGGATATTAGAATTAGAAGAACTGCTGATACAACTCAATTTATGGATATATTTCCTTCAGGTGGAGAAGGTTATATTGACGCAGTAAATAGTGCGTCTGCTACGGCACAGTCATTAATTTTTAGAAGAGCAAATAATGCTTCATATAATGAAAGTATGCGTATTACGAGTGCAGGACAGGTTTGTATTAATCAAACAACTGCAAGTGCAGGAAATTATAATTTGAATATTACAGGCGCAGGTGGAGTTTGGGTTAAAGCTTCTAATAGTGGTGATGCAGGTTTTGTTTCACAAGGTGGAGTTGGTTATCATTTTTATTCTATAAATAATAGTGGTACAAATACATTCCACGTTTTAAATAATGGTGATGTAAAAAATACAAATAATAGTTATGGCGCAATTTCAGATATTAAATTAAAAGAAAATATTGAAGACGCTTCACCAAAATTAGAAGATTTATTAAAAGTTAAAATCAGAAATTATAATTTAATTTCAGATGAATCAAAGACAAAACAATTAGGTGTTATTGCGCAAGAATTAGAAGAAATATTTCCAAATATGATTTCAGAATATAAAGAAATGGGAAGTGAAGAAACAATTAAAACTGTTAAATATTCTGTTTTTGTACCAATGCTTATCAAAGCAATTCAAGAACAACAAGCACAAATTGAAGAATTAAAAGCAAAAATAAAATAATGACAATATTTTTAACCATAGTATTTTTAGTTCACTTAATTAGTTGGGTTTTATACCAAAAACACCAATTTTTAGAACGTGACCTTTATGCAACAGATTCACATAATGCCTACGAACACAATAAAAAATGGCATATTTGGAAGGGAATAAACCATTTGTCAGTTTATGTTTTAGTTTGGTCGCTTTATGGTTTTTGGTCAATGCTTTTATTTGCAACTTCTTTTTGGTTTGGCTTTGATATACTTTGCAATGTTATTGTTTTAAAAAGACCTGCTTTTTATGTTGGGGTTACCGCAGACACGGACAAATTTATTAGAAAAGTTGCAGAATTTATAAAAATTAAACCTGAATATACTTCAGCATTGATAAAAGTATTAATTTTACTAATATTAATCATTATAAAATAAAACTATGAAAAATTACAAAGACCTATTGGAATTAGTAAACAATCTAAACCAAGCAATCGTTAATCAGCAAGTAAAAGGTGAAGACACAAAAGTTTCACAAAAACTTAGCAAACTTGCTAAAAAACTTGAAAAACACTTAAACGATTATAATGAACAAGTTGAAGAAATTAGAATTGACAACGCTTCAACAGACGACAAAGGCGTTATTTTAAAAGACGACAAAGGCGGTTATAAGTTTAGTAAAGACGGATTGAAAAAACTATTAAACCAAATTAAAGCATTGGGCGAAAAACAATTTAATTACGAAACAATACACGTTGTTAACCCCGCAGGTTTAGAAGAATTTTCTTTTCTTAGCGAATGGCTGACAAATGTTGAATTTATAAAAGAAGAAGAACTATAATATGACACCGCATAGCAATCAAGCCGACATAGGCACAGGTATAAGCGTTTTAAGCGCTATTGTAAGTATTTCAACAAT